AAAGAACGGTTTGACCCAAGACCACCGATTACTAATGAAGAGAAATCTTCAGTAGAAATATGTAATAGACTGATAGAGAAGGAATCTTCAAAACTCACATTTGCACCAAAATCTTACAAGAGATTCATAAAAAATGATGATTTTAATATGTTCATCGTTATCGAGAACAGAACAGTAAATCTTATAAACCACGTATATAGTTACAGTGTTTTCATAGAAAACGATGAATTATATTCTGATTTGGTGAATAAGTTTGATGAAGAATTAGAAAACAGAAGACAAGAATTGGAAAACGAAATTAAGAATAATATTCAACACTCCCTACAGAATATCCTTGAAAAGATTGTTTAATATCTTCCCGTAAAATATACGTAAAGTACTTCAGGAATCTTCACACACATTTTTTTCAATCCAGCTTGATTGATACAAGGTATGGGTTCCAAATTGGCAACTCGTCTTTTAATTTCAATAGGAGCCCCTTTGATTTTACTATATATTTGTTCTACAGGATACAACCTTTCAGACTCATAAACCTCTTTCAGAACTCTTTTGATAATTCTCTGTAAAGACTCATTTTTGGATTTATACGAAACCATTTTGGGTTTGTTTCCTGTACCTGCTTTCGAATGGGTTTTTTCTGCTCTTCTTTTTTGAGCACATGCAGCTTTTTTTTGAGAAGCTGACATTTTTGAAGCAACCCCTGCGGCTCTACATTTCGGATAACCTTTATCACTTGCACTTGGTCTTCCACAAGGGGGGTGACCGCCACCTTCTTTTTTTCTACAAATATTAACCCAAGGACCACTAGGTTGTTTACTCCCTTTAGGTTTTTTCTTTTTACCAAACCAAACTGCCAAATCTTCTTTGATGAGTTGTTCTTCAATTGTCTGTAAAGGGTCTACCCCAACCTGTGCTAAGTTAGCTCCCTCTTCATCGTTTGAATTCTTGTAGAACTTTTTCAAATACATCGCTACTGAAGAAAGTTCATCTGTAATCTTCTCTATTTTTTCTCTTTCTTGAGGAGTTTCCAAATAATCACCATCCGCTTCTTCATAAGCGAGTTTAGCGTTATCATAATCGTAAACCTTTTCTACGAAAGGACCCAATTGGTCTTTTTTCCATATCTGTGGTGCTAAAATGACTGGTACTTTAAACTTACCTGCTGATGCTGATGTGGTTGCTTCTCTTATAGAAAGTTTTTTCATATCTTTACATAAATATCTAAAAGTTCGAATATGGAAAATACCAATGATAATTTATTATACGGTACAGTAAACTTGCAAGAACCTGATGATTTTTCAAAGTTTGTAGACAACCTTGATTATCCTCAAGCTGTTTTCATTCTGACACAATCAATAGAATATGCACTATCTCATGGTATCTATAACATGAAGGAAATTGAACTTCTTTCTAAATCACTAAGAATTATTTTAAAAAAATAATTTTTTATTTCCACAATCTATTATATCTTTGTGTTATGAAAAAAATATTATCTTTAATACTATTTTGTTTACTTCATACAGTAGTTTTTTCTCAAACACCACCAAAGGGTGAACCAAAAGATTTTTACAATGAATACAAAAAAGAAATGGATTCGTTAAGTAAACTATCTGGTAAGGTAGTGACAGGGTATCTTCTCACAACATCAGGAAATAAAAAACAACTCACAATCTTTTACATCGAAAACGATTCGCTCAAAAGTATGATTTTAGATACAACGAGCCGTCAAAGTCCATACCGTGGTACCAAGAGGACTGTAGACTCTGTAAGTAAGGTTCTTCATAGATGAGTCTTTTGTTATTATTATTGACCCTCCTCTTCTTCCTGCAAAATCTGCATCAGTATTGTCACCTTTGATTGGTAATTTATCAAATGTGTACCACTTTATTTGTTTTGCATTTGTTTCGTAATCTTTACTCCATTTGATATTGACCGCAGCACCTAATATGTCCTTTATTCCTTGGTTCGGAGTCAACTTATTCAGAACATAATCAGTTGAAATAGGTTTTAGGTCTTGTGGAAAAGGTAATGGTGGTTTTCCGTTGTACGCATTACCTAAGAACGTCGCCAAATATATTGACCAATATTCTCCTGGCACACCAACAAATCCAGTTGAATACGTTTTGTCTCCTGTAGTTATTGTTAACATATCAGGTACATCTGCAGGTATAAAAACAAACTTCAATTTTTGACCATCAGGTAACTGACTTATATCTATCGTTTTTTCAACAAAAACAAAATTATTTTCTTTTTTTGCTTGTCCACCTTTACCCTCATCTTTGAAATTACATATTTTTCTAATTTCTTCTTCTTTTTCTCCTTGGGCTAGAATATTAAAAGTAACGTACTGATGTTTTGTATATTCGGAACTATTAGCTAACTTTCTTATATCATCTATACTCATTTGTGGGTTAATTTTCCAATCAGGACCTTGAGCGCCTAAATCTCTCACAACTATTTCTACATTTTTAGGTAGTTTATCAACTAAATAGTTTCTCAAAGTTTCCGCCCTCAATTTCGACAATTGTCCCTCAGGAAGTTTTTTCTCAGGTATGTAATCAATTTTAGGGTCGCCAGTCGATGGATATTTTTCCCTATCATAATTTGTAACCTTGGATTCTGAGGATACTATTTCAACCTTAGTTCTTTGATTTTTCGGAAAAGTTTGTAAATAATTATTTATTTGATTTATAATACTGTCAACCTGTTCTTTATTAAACTGTGAATATTTTCCACCCTGAAATGAATTATTTGGCAGTGTTAATGTTATAGGCTTTGATATTGTTTGTTGTTCTGATAACAAATAATGTTTCTTTGTTCTACTTTCATGTAGTGAGAGTATTCTATACTTTTCCTCAAAGGGAATATGGAATCCTGTTTTAATCATATTAATAAATATCTAATAATAAAAAAGGGTCCCGAAGGACCCTTTTATATTTAGGTTAGACCATATTATCTCAACTCTCTCAAATCAAATGTTCTAACTCCGTCAACTGTGATTCTACCATAGAAACGGTTGTTAACCATTTTCTTAGCGTATCTAGTCATGATACCCTTGATAGGTGTAAAGTTGAATGGATTGTACATTGTTGGAGTAAGTTGTAATGGTACATATGGAGCGTAGATGTAACCTGTATCAAGTAAAGATGTACCTTTGTGTCCCAATAACACTTGGTTTGGTGGGAAATAAGGGTCTCTATAAACTTGATATCTACCAGCTAAAGTACCGATTCTTTCAATACCCATGTTGTACTGGTCTTGCTCAGGAGCTGCGTTTGAAACGTGGAAATACTCCAAGTCATCAAAAATAGCACTGATTTCAGAAGATACAACAATCCAATTAGCACCACCTCTTAAGGTAGATTTGTGGATTTGAGCTGAAATTTGGTTGATAGCTGTTATAAGCGTTTGGTTCCAGTCTTTCTGAGTATAAGGAACAGCACCTGTACCTAATCTCTTCCAACCGTTGTAATCCCATCTTAAGTTCCAAGCCGCACCTTTCCTAAGGTCTCTCAAGATTTCTCTATCGATTTCAGCTGCAACTTGCTCAGACAATAAAGCTGTCAATTCAGCTTCAGCGTCGATGTTGTGGAATGCTGCAACGTCTTGTGCCATTTCAGGAGACCATTGAGCTCTTAATTTTCTTTCAGTTACAGAAACTGTTACTGACATAAGGTCAAATGAAACCTCACCAATTCTATCTTCGAATTCCAAGTTTTTGTAAATTCTGTACTTAGCAGTGAACGCGTTGTCAAATGCTGTTGAAGATGAGAATGTTGAACCTGTGTAACCGTCCATTGAACCTCCACAAGTTACACATACAGGTACCTGTAAGTCAACTTCTAAAAAGATTTTTCCATCAGGTGTACAAAGGTCGTCATATTGACCACCATCAGTTTTAGAATTGGGGAATATTGCAGTTGTGTTGTTATTACCATACTGAACAATTCCTTTACCATATCTTTGAGTTACTACTCTGAAAAGATAAGGGTTGGATGTGTTTGCCGATGTTGTGGTGTTACCTGCAACTCCGTAAATAGTCAAATCAGACAAGAAAGCTTCGTTGTCCATTGGTTGACCATCAGGACCGATAAGCTTACCTGCACCGTCAGATGCAAAACCTGTCATTTCGATAAGTACTTTTCTATAGTCGCTATAAGTGTAAGCTGAAGCGGTTAAAGTGTCCACTAACCAAGAAACAGTACGTACACTAGCAGTAATAGCTGAATACTGTCCTTTAGAGTAGTCAAATAGACCTGGTGGGTCTAAAGCTGGTTCATTACCTTCATAAAATCTATCATAAAGGTCTTTTTGTGTGTTATAGTCATATCCTGATTGTGGTGTCTGGTCAGCAGCAGCGTTCGGAGAACCATACGGTGGGTAGTGAATACCAGTGGTTGCCAAATTGTCTGGGTCAGTATATGCCTGAATGTTTGGTACAAAGTAGAACAATTTACCGATTGGTAAGTTCATAGCTTGTACAGATACGATGTCATTAGCTAATAACTTAGAGAAAACTCTTCTTACGATTGGAAAAACAACAGTTTCGAATGCACCTGTGTCGGATGTAGATGCAGCCTCGTTGATTAAGAAAGAAGCTTGGTTTTCATAAAGTTGAGCTACGTTTTCTCTCATGTGACCTTTAAGACCCTCTAAGAATCCTAATTTGTCCCATTTGTTGATTGTGTCTTCTTTGATAACTTTAAGGTGCTTAAGACCGATGTTACCAACAAGACCTGATTCTAATAATGCTCCCATTTTGATTGGTTTTTATTTTTTATTTATTTTTTGTTTTTTATTAACCTAATTTACTCATTAAGTCTCTCATTCTTATGAATTGAGGATTTTCGTAGGTTTTAGATTCAATAAGTGAAGTTGAAGAACCTGTTGAAACAGTTTTATCTAACTTAGGTGCAACTGATTCATTTATTGATTTTGATTCTCTTCCACCCAACTCATCCTTCAAAGATTTGTAAAGATTTTTTGATTCTTTTAAAGTTTCAACATCATCAAATCTTCTAAGAATATTGATTTTTTCTTTTTTGGTGGTTGAATGTTCAGTGAACAATCTAGTTGCGTAAGCTAAGTTCGAATTGAAGATAGCAACTTCATTAAGTTTTTCTCTAAAAATATTTAATGCTTTTCTATATTCTTCATTTTTCTCTCTCAACATTGATACTTCTGATTCCAAGGATTCAACTTTTACTCCGTTATTACCGTAAACATAATTTCTATTGTTAGTAATACCTTTTCTTAGTCCTCTTCCTTCTTTTGAACCCATGCCATAAGTTCTTGCAGCTTCGTGGGTTTCTCTTTTTTCGAAACCAGCGTCATCTCTACGAGCCTTAGTGGTTCTAAGGTGTTTTGAAGCAATTTTACCATGCTTCATTGATAACCTTTCATCCTCTTTGTCTTTGTATCCTTGACCTTCTTTTGTTTCTGCTTTAACAACTTTTGACTTGCCTTCCATATTTTCACCTTTTTTGTACTCGAACTTAGCCTTACCTGTACCCATGGTTTTTGGACCTTCTTTTTTGTCCTCTTTGAAACCACCAGTAACTTTGTCCTTGTAAGAAAATTTAGGACCGTGACCAATTCCAGTACCTTTAGGTTTTACTGTCATATTTTTACCCTCTTTCGTTTCAGATTTTTTAACCTTCTTGTGGTCGTATGCTTCTTCCAATGATTCATCCATATCTCCGTCATGAGTTTCGTCCATAGCATCTTCATCATCTTCGCACATCTTGTCGTCCTCGTCCATAGCGTCTTCATCATCTTCGTCCATCATTCCGTGATGAGTTTCGTCCATAGCATCCTCATCATGAGTTTCGTCCATAGCGTCTTCATCATCTTCGTCCATCATTCCGTGATGAGTTTCGTCCATAGCATCTTCGTCATGAGTTTCGTCCATAGCGTCTTCATCATCTTCGTCCATCATTCCGTGATGAGTTTCGTCCATAGCATCTTCATCATCTTCGTCAAACTGAATTTCATAAACAACTTCTTCCTCCATGGAATTACCCATCTCCTCTGTGTCAAAATCTTTTACGTCCATTGAATCCACTTC